GATAGGAACATGGCAACAGATCGGCCATCCGGCGGTCAGCAAGATATTGGCGGGCCGCTTTGATTGGGTGGTGGTGGACATGGAGCATGGGATCATCGACCTGGAAATGGCGGCGGTTCTGTTCGCGGCCATCAAGGCCAAAACCTCCCAACCGCTCGCCCGCATCCCTATCAACAAGCCGGAATGGATACACCGCGTGCTTGACGCCGGGGCCGTCGGGGTGGTCGTCCCCATGGTCGACGTCCTCGCCGACGCGGTGCGTGCAGTGGACCATTCATACTATCCACCCAAGGGCCGGAGGGGTTTCGCCTTCTGTGAAGCCAATCTGTATGGGCGGTATTTCAAGGAATATCTCGAACAGGCGGGGGACGTCGTTGTGATAGTCCAGATCGAAAGCGCGGCGGCGATTTCCAATCTTGATTACATCCTATCCGTCCAGGGGATAGACGCGACGATGATCGGCCCGTACGACCTGAGCGGGAGCTACGGGGTCCCCGGAAACATGTCGGACCCCCGCGTGAAGGAAGCAATAAGCACATACAAGGAAATATCCAGGCAGCATGGTGTTCCGACCGGAATACATGTCGTAAGTGGCCGGAAAGAGGATGTCCAGTCGGCAATAGACGAAGGCTATCAATTTATCGCCCAGGGCATGGACACGGTCTTCCTGCGGCAGAGGATAGAATCCGAACCATGAAATACGGATATGGCCGTTGCCAAGGTCTTCCTGCGGCAGAGGATAGAATCCGAACCATGAAATACGGATATGGCCGTTGCCAAATATGCCTGAGGACGACTGCCTCCACCAAGGACGGCCTGGCCTGGCGTCATGGATATAGAAAGGACAACCCGAAACCGTGCGGCGGTTCCGGCATGAGTCTGTTGAATTGGAAAACGGAATCCCGATGGACAAGGAAAGAACTAACATGGGGGCGACGGTAAGTTGCGACGTTTCGGAAGAATTCTTCGGGGAGTTCCTTCAACGCCTCGAATGGCACTGCGATATCCATATCCTTCGGCACCATAGGCTGGGTCTGCTCAACCAGAAACGAGTATTCCTAAGGAGCGACCTCTTCCCCGCATATTGGGAGGGCAAACGGGTTGAGATTTGGTTCGAATATGGACGTCCCGGAATCCATCGAATTACGTTAGAGCGGTCGTATAATAGAACAGTGCATGAGAAGCGACGAGATTGAGAAAATCCTGCTCGGATTCAGGATTCCATTCAGGCCAGAAAAGAGAGCAACAAACATAAATTGCCCCTTCTGTGTCGGAAGGCACTCCGGCAGGCGGGATGATAGGTTCCGGTGCGGGATTTTCGACAACCTGAGATTCCACTGCTGGAGATGCAAGCGGACCGGGACGCTGTACGACATCCTGCACGCGATTGCCGGAATCTCCCGCGACGCGTACGCCTCAATAATACAGGGCTATTCGCCCAAGACGGAAAACGAGGAGATCGGGGATATTGTTAGAAGGAAACTTGCTGAGACAAAGAAACGAAAATCCGAGACTCTTGTTTTGCCGGAATTGCCGACAAGCTGGTCGGTAACCCCGGAACTATGCAGACAATATCCGTTGTTGTCTAGATTCCTGTCCGACAGGAGAATCAAAATAGAGACCTGTATGGAGTACGGTTCCAGGTACACCGGCAATGTGGGGGAGTACGCCCAACGCCTCATATTCCCGGTGGACCATCAGGGGATGGTCGTGGCGTGGCAGGGAAGGGACGTGTCCGGCAAGGCCAGGGCCAAGTATCATTCCGAGGGCAGCATCATGGACTACCTATACTGGTCCGCTTATTGCCGTCCCCCATACAGGTTCTACCTCGTGGAGGGCGTGCTGGACTGTTGGCGCATGGAGTATAACAGCATATGCTGCTTCTCAAAGGCCCTCACGAGAAAGCAAAGGAGTTCCCTCGTCGGCAACCCGTTGATAGAGGAGCTTGTGATATGCTGGGACGCCGACGCCTATGACGAAGCGCTGGAAACGGCTCGCGACCTTGCCCCGATAGTCCGGCGGGTCGGCGTGGTCAGGTTGCCGGAGGGGAAGGACCCGGATGACTTGGGACCAAACAGGGTGCGAGAACTGGAAGTGAGGTGGGCGTAGTTGTCCGCCAAATTGAACCAACACCTACAAGACTGTTTCGTCAAACTGGCCATAGAGGACGACGAGTTTCTGAGGCTCGTCCACAGTCGCATTAACCCAAGGCACTTCACGTCCCGTCTCACGGAGGACATAATATCCATATGCTTCGACTACTATGAGCGGTTTCGGGAGGCCCCGAAAAACCACTTCCACGACGCCGTTGTGCGCCTGCTGGAGGACAAGCCCGACGACGACAAGAAGGAATACGTCAAATATATCGAAAGGCTGATTCAACTCCACCAACCGAATAAAAGCTACGTCCTGAACCGCGTAAACGACTTCATCAAGGTGCGGGAACGGGAGATAGCCCTGGTGGAAGCCGCCGACCTCGTTGCGGAGGAGAGGATAGACGAGGCCGACAACCTGTTATACAAGGTTCTGCAATCCGGCATACAGGAGGAGGACGCCGGGCTAGATTACCTGAGGAACCTCAGCAATGTCGAAAATCAGCCAGAGGAAAGCATAATGATCCCGACTGGCATGTCGGCGCTTGACAGGCTGATAGAGGGATACAGACGGGGCCAGTTCGTGGTCATACTCGGCGGATACAAGGCGGGCAAGACGTGGTGCCTGATGCATCTGGCCAGGGCCGGGCTGCTGTATGGGATGAACGTGCTACATATCAGCCTGGAGATGTCGTTGCGGGTGATGGAAACTAGGTATGATATGATGTTCTCGGCCAGGGGGACCCGCAACATAGGCGAGAGGGTCCGGTACAAGAAGTTCGATCGAAAGCTCAGGAAGATTGTACAGCGAAACGCCACAATCAAATCGGTCCACGATATCGACACCATCGCCAGGGCCAGGAGAAGGATGCTTCGCTTCGGCGGATCGCTCCGGATGAAGAAGTACCCGATGGGTGGGTGCTCCCCGGCGGAGGTGGAGCGATTCATCAACTACCTGGAGACGTATGAGGGATTTTCGCCGGATATCCTTATAATAGATTATCTGGATATAATGGACCTCGGAGGGACCAGAAGGGAACTGAGGCATCAACTAAATGACAGCTACATCTGGGCCAAGGGCCTGGCGGACCGCCGGAACATTCTCGTCGCGACCGTCTCCCAGATCACACGGAGCGCCTTGAAAAAGAGGCACATATCGCCGAAGGACGTCGCGGAGGACATCCGCAAGGTGGGGAACGTGGACCTGATGCTGGCGATAGGCAGGAGCGACGACGACGTCAAGAACAACCTTGCCGGGATGAGCGTCGTGGCCAACCGCGAGGGCCGGCAGGACTGCTCCTGCATATTCTCGCCATGCTACGACATCGGGCAGTTCTGTCTCAGTAGCTGGCTGAAGTACGACATAGAGGACGAGGAAGACGACGATGATTGATGCGAAGAGCATGACCCCCGATGAGGTGGCCGAATATCTGAAGGGGACGAAGCCATTCAAGACGCCCCCCATGCACCACCAGGCGGTGTCCCTTGTCTGGGCGGCCATGACCGGAAAGCGCCTCGCCCTTTGGCACGATATAGGAACGGGGAAGACGCTCACATCGCTCTACATCAATAAGTTGTGGAAGCCGAACAGGATTTTAGTCGTCTGCCCGAACAGTGTGGTGGGCGGTTGGGGCAGGGAAATCGAGAAGCACACCGACATGGCCTATCACATATTGGCGGGCGACACAAAGCAACGCAGGGAGGACATCCTCAACACCGATTATGATATTTATGTCATCAATTACGAGGGACTTCAATATGTGTTTGGCAGTCGGATTAGACCGCCGAACTCCAAGCCGAACTCCAAGCCGAACTCCAAAAGGGCCGTTTGGACGATCGATCGAGCGATGGTGGAAAGCGGGGGGTTCGACAGCCTGATATTCGACGAGTGTCATCACCTGTCCAATGACAGGACGATCCAATCCAAAGTCGCCATCGCCCTGTCCAAGAGGGCAAGGCATGTCATAACTATGACGGGCACGCCGTACAACAGGGGGGAGTGCGACCTGTGGGGACAGTTCTTCGCGCTCGACGGCGGGAAGACCCTGGGGGCGAGCAAATACGCCTTCCTGCGGAAATACTTCAGGCAGGGCTACTTTGGGGATTGGAAAATCGCCGGAGACAAGGAGCGTAACGAGATACTTGATCGGGCGTCCAAAGTAACGCTAAGATACAGCAGGACGGAATGCGCGGACTTGCCGGAGAGGGTCTACGAGGAGCGGTCGTGCGAAATGACCGGCGAGCAGCGCCGGATCACCAGACAAATCATCGACGGGATCAAGGTGACGGCGGACGGGAGGAGCCTATCGACCCAGGACGCCCTCCATGTGGGCAACAAGTTGGCACAGGTCGCGAGCGGGTTCCTGATCCTCGACGATGGGGGGACATGGAGATTGCCGGGCAAAAATCCTAAGATCGAAATATTACGGGAACTGCTCCGCGAGGTGTCGGGCAAGGTCATCGTGTACCATTCGTTCGTGGAGGAGGGGCGGATGATCGAGCGAATGCTGAACGGCATGGAAGAGGAGTTCGCATCGCTGCGGGGCGAGATCGCAGACAAGGCGGCGGAAATAGAGCGGTTCACGACGGATGATCAATGCCGAGTGTTGGTGGCTCATCCGAAGTCCGGCGGGGAGGGCCTGAATCTCCAGGCGGCGACGACCGAGATATTCTTCTCCAACGGCTGCCATGGGGCCGCGGTCAGACAGCAGGCCGAGGGGCGGATATGGCGAGTTGGCCAGCACCGCAAATGCCTGTTCATCGACATCGTGCTCGCCGGGTCGATCGACGAGGAACGTCTCCAGAAGATAGAGGACAGGTCCCAGATGGCCGACAAGATTTTGAGATACGCGGAAAGATGGAAAGCATAATCCATTTATTTACAGGAAGTTACAAAGGAACAAAAATTATTCAATTTTTTTATTTTTTGCTTTACTTTTGGCCGGAACCGGCGTATAATTATAATAGAGTTGAAAACCGAATACGGCGCTAATGGAAAGGAGCAAGCCATGAAAAACATCACGTCCGAAAAATTGCAGTCCGAAAAGTTGCAGACGATTTTGACCAACCACGCAAGATGGCTGAAAGGCATTCCGGACGGCGAACAA